TACCGAGTACCACAAGGGTCTAAAGGATGGCAGCATCAAGAGGTAGCATTCTTATTCCCTGACCTATGCAAAGAAGCGAGTAAACGACCTTACAAATAAAGTAGAAACAGCTAAAAAACTTTGGGCATAGTTCCCAAGCAACTTTTAAAAGATTTACCCAATGGATAAAGTAATTGTAATATTCCTAACGGACGAGTGCCACAGAAAAAGTAGTTATTTCTTGGAGGCCATATTCCCGGACGCAAAGCCAATGACAAACCGAAGCGTCACTCATTGCGTCAGTGAAATCAATGGGAAATTATACGACATATCCGGGGAAATCGAAAAACCATTAATTGACCTATATTTCCCAGCAGATGAAAGAATGATCGACGAAATGTCTGACTGGTCATTCCACGAAAACAATGTTTTAAGGATTACCGATTGCGATTTCTGTGGTGAACCTATGGTCATAACCCCTGACGGCGACATACGTTCCATATACGTCGAATAAAACAATTTATCAACTCCCCAATCCCCAGCCCGGGACCGGACCACCCAATCCGCGCCCCGGGTTTTTCACTTCAATACCCCTTCGGGGTCGGATTTTTTTTCGCATTTTCGACGACCCACTTGTTCACCGACTTATCAACATTCCCCCAATCGCCGGAATCACTTTTTTTCGTACCTTTCACCCATTCACAAAACCCCAATATTTCAGCAATGGCTTGGAAACCCGACGACATCGAAAAAGTCTTCACCGAAATCTGCCGACGTATCTCGGAGGAGGGATATTCAATCCGAAAATGTTTACTCGACCCGGAATTCCCCGGTTCGGAAACTTTTTACAAATGGCTTGAAGATGATCCCGAAAAGGCGAAACGATACGCACGCGCGTGTGAGGAGCGCGAGATTTTGATGCTTGAGGACATTATCCACATTGCCGATGACACGACCCGGGATGAAAAAATCGTGATGATGGGTGATGCTGCGATCGTGACCATCGACAAAGAACACATCCAAAGGTCAAAGGTTCGGATCGACGCGAGAAAGTATTATTTAGCCGTCACAAACCCCAAAAAATACGGAAATAAGGTTGACGTGACGTCCGACGGTGAATCAATCGCCAATATGACACCGGAACAAAAGGACAAAATGCTGGCGACATTGTTGAAAAAAGCGCAAGATTTGGATGGGACTGAGTGATTCGGAATTAAAATTATTGAACGAACTACTTCGGGACAAGGAAATTCGCCAACTGAATGACGGGCTGATCAATTATCACGGCAAAACAAACCCGAATTATCGATTTCTTCGTGATTCCCTATTATCCCAAGCTTACGACGTTTATGGTGAACTGGTTGACGGGGTTCGTGGTTGCGTTTTGGAGGGTTCGTCGCGGTCCGGGAAAACGTGGTCCGGTATTGATTTGATTTTCTTCATTGCACTGGTTTATGATCCGGGTTCAACGATTCACATTTACCGGGAAACATACAACGAATTCAAGACGACCCTTTATGATGATTTCAAACGGCGCCTTGACCATTTCGACCTCCCGAACAAATTCCATCACGCGCAGGACGTCAAAACATTTAAAATCGGAAAAACCAAAATCACCTTTTTAGGATGCGACAAAATTGGAAAGGCTCACGGGGCGGGTTGTGATTATGCGTTTTTTAATGAGGTGATGTTCATTCCCCGCGAAATATTCGATCACGTCGAAATGAGGTGTCGTAAGTTTTGGTGGATGGATTACAACCCATCAGTAACACAACACTGGGTTTTTGATTCCGTAATTCCCCGGGGCGATGTCGGATTTTTACGGACCACATTCAAGGACAACCCATATATTTCACCGCAGGAACGAAATAAAATCCTTTCTTACGAACCTTGGGAACCCGGGACATACGAGGTCCGCGATTCGGAAATATACTACAAGGGTAAACCCGTGACCGACAAACATCAACCGCCCCCACATTACAAAAACATCGAACAGGGGACCGCTGACGAGTACAATTGGAAGGTTTACGGATTGGGGCTTCGAGGGGCGATGGAGGGCGTCATATTCAAGCACGTCACTTGGATTGACCAATTCCCGACGTTCGTGGACGAGTTTACATACGGGAACGATTTCGGGTTCACTGTTGACCCGAACGCGACGGTCCGTTATGCCGAGGACCGTGATAACATCTGGATCGAGCCGTTATGTTATTCATCCATTGACAACCCTGACGACCTTTCCGACTTTTGGGAGGAAATCGGATTGTCCCGGTCCGACATCATTACCTGCGATTCATCGGATAAATACACCGGGGAAAACAAAGGGACCGTTGAAATGGTTTCGGCGTTGGAGGATTTGGGCTGGAACGTTTTCAAGGTATCGAAAACAAAGTCGGTGATGTTTTGGCTTACATCGATGAAGCGGAAAAAAATTCACATCGTTCGGAATCAATATTACAAGGAGGTCAAAGCGGAGCAGGAAAATTATGTGATGAAAGAAATTCACGGAATCCTGATCAATCAACCGATCGACAAATTCAATCACTTCTGGGATGCTGCAAGATACGCGCATATCGCGCACAACGAGGAATCAGCTGCGGTGCATTGGTAACGGTGCATATTTACAGTAAAATACAGAAATAGGTCCTTAAAGCACCCAATTTTTACTGTAAATTTACAGTATTCAACTAATAGAAAAATCTACCAATATGGCTAAAATAAAAAAAATACAAAGAAGCGAGAATCAATGGAATTATCATTTTTTCTGTCCCGCGATGGGTTTTTTTCGTTATATAAAAATTAATTTGTAAATATTCGTATTCTTGTACTAAATTTAAGCCCTAAAACGATGGAACTCGACAAAGACCAGATACTCGACCGGATATTATCCCCGTCAAATCCAAACATTTCGACGTATCGTGACGACCACCAAATTCTTGATATTTTACACAACGGGGGCGATGTTGCTTCGTTATTGGAAAAGGTCAAGAACTTCGAAAACGAGGAACAAAAGGAACTCCGAAACAAAATCGCACGATCCACCAAAGACCTCCTCGCCTATCTAATCACCCCAATCAACAAAGTATTTTCCGCGTCCGGTTTCGTGACCAAAATTGAAGCGAAAACCGAAACCACCACCAAAAAAGCAAACGATTATATCGAGAAATTGCCCGAGGGGGTTTCATTGCGTCAATGGATGCAGGATTTTTGGGTCCCCGCTTACATTTCGGACCCGAACGGGGTCATCCTTGTTGAAACCAACGAGGAGGGCGAAGCATATCCGACAATCAAATCGATCGATTGTATTCACGACTTTAAGGCGAAATGGGAGGATTTTGAATATTTGATTTTGCTTCACAAAAAGGTCGATATGAAAAAGGACGATTCCGATGAAATGGAAAAGGTTCAAATATATCGGGTTTACGATTCGGTCAAAGACGCGCTTTATTACGTGAAAGGCGAGGGTGACAAAGCAAAACTTTACGAATACGAGGACGACGAGGATCAACATATTTACATACATAATCTGGACCGTGTCCCCGCGTGTTTCATTAGTAATATCAAATGTACCAAAACCGGGGGTCGAAAATCATTCATCAACGTAATCGACGAACACCTCCGCGAATTCCTCAACGATTCTTCAATCCATTCGATTTATAAATTCCTTCACGGATTCCCAATTTTCTGGCGTTATGCGACCAAATGTTCGACGTGTAACGGGACCGGACGTATAAAAAGGCGCCAATCAACCGAAACTGACGACGGTTACGATACCTGTTCGACGTGTAACGGTAAAAAGGTGAAAATCACGAACGACGTTTCCGATGGTGTTGTTATCCCAATGCCAAAGGAGGGGATCAGCACCGGGGGAAATGACATCGCCGGATATATTCAACCTGACCTCGAAACTTGGGGGAAACAGGTCGAGGAAATGGACGGATCACGAAAGGAAATGTTTTTCGCGTTATGGGGGACCCATTTAACCGAACCGGACGGAGTGGAAAAGACCGCGACACAGGCGTTTATCGACGCCCAGCCCGTTAACGATGTACTCTGGAACATCAGCAACGTCGGTGAATCGATTGAAGAAAAATTAATGTTCAACATTTTGGATATTTCATTCCCGGAAATGATCGACGAGGAAAAAATCGTTTCAAAATGGGGGCGACGATATTTGACCGAAACCCCAGACGTCCTCTGGAATAAATACACGGAAGCGAGAAAGGATCAATCGCCAATCACGACCCTTGATTATCTTTACAAGCGGTTTTTAATGGCAGAATATCACAACGCCCCGACGATGTTGGAGCAAAAAATGAAAGAATTTTACTTGGAACCGTTCCCACATTATACCCTTAGCGATATGCGTGGGATATTCAAACCGAAAGAAATCCAGAAAAAAATGTTATTCAGCGAATGGGTCGCCGATGACATCGATTTCAACAAGGAAAAGGACGTGTTAAAAGCGGAATTTGAACAATTCGTCACCGCAAATATGGACCCCATTGAGGAACCCAAACCGGGCGATCCACCACAGCAATAAATTTTTATTAACCCGTAATATATTACACCTATGAAAACAATTAAAAAAGTGAAGTACATCGTCATCGACGGCGAGGTAAAAAAAACCGAGGACATCCTCGAAAAAAAGGAAAAATTGGGGAAAGCCGAGCCAGTTGTTAAAAACGTTCTGGATTCCACCGCGACCAATTTGGTGAACAAAACCAAAGTCGAGCTGGCGCGTGCCAAAGCTAAAAAAGTGACCATCGACATCGACGGCTGGGAAGAAGTTGAAAACAAAGCGGACAATTCCAACACCGCCGAAGCGAAAGCCGGAAAGGGTAAAAAACCAGCCGACAACAAAACGCAAGGTTCTGGCGATGGTGATGAATTCGACCCAAAAACGGCAAATAAGGAACCGCTGATCGCTTACGCCAAAGAAAACAACATCGACCTCGGTGAAGCGTCAAAGGTTGACGAAATCCGTCCGATCGTTGTCAAATGGCACGAGGAAAACGCCCAAAAAGGCGGGGAATAAACCCGGGTAAACGATGACGCCCGATTTGTTCATCACGATTATCAAGGAAAGCAACCCCCTCGCCGTTGAAATATACACCCGAGGGGGATGTTTTAAATTCTTTAAAATATTGCAATCGAAATTCCCGGAAGCGGAGGCTTTCTATGATGGGGACCACGTTATCACGAAAATCGACGGCAAATATTACGACATCAATGGGGTACAAAACCCCGGCAATCATTTACGGATGACAACGGAACAGCAGGACGACGCTGAATCGTGGTCGCCAAACATTAAACAAATTATTTCAGATATGTTAGATCAAACCACAATCGACAAAATTGCTGCAGCATTGAAAATCAAGCCGGACGATTTCAAGGCAAAATTAACCAGCGACAAGGAAGAAGGAATTGAAATTCCGTCCGGGACCTATTTAACGGACGACGATTTAAAAACCCGTGACCGGAACAAGTACAATGAAGCGAAAAAGGCTTTTGAGGAAATGACGGTCAAAAAAATCAAGGAGGAAAAGGAATACACCGATTTCAACGGGACCACGTTCGAGGAACTATTCCAACACCACGATAACAAATTGAAATCGAAATACGATTCATCTGCCGATGACCGTGTTAAAACCCTCGAGAGCGATTTGGAAAAAATGAAAGGCGCTCACGCGACCGAAAAACAGCAACTTTCGGACCAAGTGAATGACTACAAATCCAAATTTGAACAGGAACGAATCGACACGAAAATTCTTTCGGCAATGCCAAAGGAAACAACGATCAAACCCGAGGCAATCGTGACCCTTTTCAAATCAAATTATCAATTATCCCTTGATGAAAACGGAAACATTGTTGTTTCTAAAAACGGGGAGGTTTTGAAGGACGCCGGAACCGCGTCACCGTTACCATTCGACAAGGTATTCACCGAATATGTTGACGCCGAAGGATATATCGGGAAACGTGGCGGTCGTGGCGGTGGAAATGACGGCGGAGGGGGTGGTGGAACATCCACTGAAGAAGATTTTATTGAAAAATGGGAAAAATATAACGGAAAAAAAATATCTTCGCAGGAAGGTGTTGACGCCCTCGTCAAATTCCAAGCCGAACAAGCCAAATAATTAACGGGGGTCATATCGACCCCCTTTTTTATGGGTATCACTACAAAAGCCAAAGATACTGGCAACCCATAAACGCCAAAGATACTGGCAATATCGCAACGCAAGACGCGCCGTTGTATTAAAATCGAAACATTAATTTTTTTAATTTAATTTTTTTCACAAATGGCAAATTATACAGATGCTATTCTTGCGAAAGCACAGGCGAAAATCCAGTCCAAATTTGGAGCTCCTGAAAAGCGATTAAAAGCAAACGGAGCATTTACCCCGTTCGCAAGAAACACACAATTCACGATCCCTGAAATCGAGCAGATGCGTGTATCGAATCAACGCCCGATCGAAGTGAATTTCTTAAAACGAACCGTCCGATCCGTCGGGTCCGCGCGTGAACACGATCACGCCGGGAATCAAGGGGATTCTGGAAAGGTTAACCTTTCTTGGAATACCTATCAAGACAAAGCTTCAACATCGTTGAAACTATCCGAAAATTTGATCTTCACTAACGAGGACATCGTCGCGAACGAGATCGAAAATATGTTGAAAAACATCGCAATCGCTACCCACGCCGACGCGTTGTCATTCCTTGACACCAACAAAACCGGGGTAAACGCTGCAACTGTGAACGGGTCCTTTAACGGGACAAACGACGTATTTGAAATCTTGGGGGCTGACGCCGATCTTTATTTCCAATTCGGGGAATCAATGTTGATGCAAAATTACTATAATGGTGGTTTTGAGGTCATCGCTGATCCTAAATTGTACGCGAAAGCAATCCGTCAAGGAGCGCAAGGCGCCGGGAACCAGACAAATTACGGTTATCAATTGCAAAACGCAATGCTGAACCAAGCGATCGGATTGGCTGACGCCAATTACACCGCTGGGGTTTCGTATTTCATCCCTGAGGGGACAATTGGTGCTGTGGATTGGACCGAACCGAAAAACCGTCAGAATTGGGGAGATATTGAATCTTACGTCGGTGGTTTCCGAACCATCCGAAACCCGTTCTTGAATAACATCCTTTGCAACCTTCACGCATACGTCGCACGTGCCGACAACAGTGGTGCTGGTGGTGATGCTCAGGACGTTAAGATTTTCTGGGAAATTTCCGCAGATATTGCCCTTGTTAAGGCTCCGTTGTCCGTCACCGACGAAACAACAATTTTCAGCGTTGGTCAACTTTAATAGTTAGGGCAAATGACACGACTTGAATTAAGAGATTCATTAATCGACAGGGTGGGATGGAAAAATGATCCGTCCCTTTCCCTGACGGTTTCCGCTGAAAACCAGACATCCGATTCCGGGCGTTATTTTCAAGACGAACATTCGATCGTCAGGTTAAAAACGATTCACGAAATCACATATCCGGTCGATGCGAATGAATCCGATTTCAACGACGTACTGGAGGACCTTAGAAAGGTCGTAATATTCAACGTCATTGATGACGTTTTCGAGGAATCGATTATCGCCGAGCTTGACTTGGAGGGCAACGAAAACCAATTCGATGCTGCGATTTCCAAAAAAATGACCATCAAAATCGCTGAAATATTGATGACCACCGAAAGGGTGAATTTCACCGAACGAAAGGGAAAGGATTTTTTAAAGAACATTTTCTTTGAAATCAACGGAAACCCGAATTTCCCGGACAAGGTGAGTATCGCGTCGATGTACCGAAAGGAAATCGATTATTTAAGGGATATTTATAATTCCGTGAATATGTTGGATTCAATCACATTGACCAACAACACCGGGATTTTAAAAGAGGATCAGTACCGTGTCTAACAATAGAAAAACCGCCCCTGTTGGCGTTGACATCGAAATCGACAAACTGCAGGTCAGATTGTACGAAAAAACCGGATTCACCAACATTGACGGTTACGGGAGGGTTGAATTGGTCCCAAAGGACAAAAAGACGGTCCCCCATTATTTCACAAAACCGGATTATAAGGAGGTTTTGATGGATGACAAATTGAACGGAATATTTTTCTTCGTTGAAAAAGCCTCCGCGAAATTTAACGATCAAAAGATCGAATCCGAAATCGACATATATTTCCTGCTCGACCTTGTGAAATTATACCCGAATGTCGTTCATCGAGCGGACGAGGAAGCGAGGGTTGATATATTGGACCAATTGACGCGGTCACGGTGGTTTCAGAATAACGAAATCACGATCGTAAAGGGTCAGGACGCATTGAGCGAATTTGACCACAATTTGACCGATTTACAACCGTATCACTTTATCAAATTTTCGGGCAAAATCAAATATCAATTTAATTGTTAATATTCATTCAAAATGAAAAATAAGAACATCCCATTTATCTGCTTAATCACGGTGATAAACGAGGTTTGTGGTTCCGATACCAAAACCGTGAAAAACACCGGGGGACGTAAGCAATGCTTAGAGGGGGCTGTGCGCGTTTATGCGTTGGCGAAAGATACCTTTTCTTTCACCACATTAGCCGAAGCGAAAACTAAAACGGCTTGGGACACCGCCAAAGAAGCGAAAGACGTCGTTATTTTTTACGACGTTGAAGAACTTGAACCGTCGAACACCGAAGCGGTCATCAAAAACGGACGATTCCGTGATTTTGACATCAAAGACGCGATTAAGGGCGTGAATTATACTCATTACCTTTCCACGTGTTCACACGAGGCTTTGAAGTCTTATCAAAATTCGGAATATACCCGAATCTTCCGTATCACCGAAAAGAACGAGGTTCTTTGCGAGGTACAGGATGACGGATCGATCAAAGGGGAGCCTTTGACATCGTTTATCGTTGGAATCCGTGATGATGCACCAGCCGACGGAACACCATCAACCAAAGTGAACCTGAAATTTGACGCTTACGCGCTATCAATCTTCGAGCCGTCGTTCAACATTGCGACCGATTACGAGGGGATTTATAACGTGGTGATGACTCAGGTTTCAGCTTCGTCAACCGTTATCAAATTGACGGCAGCGACCGAATGTTCAGGGACCAAAATAACAACGTTTGCGGACGGTGATTTCCAAGTCCTTGACGCGTCCGGGGACCCTGTCGCCAGCACGTTCTCGGGTCCAGACGCCAGTGGGGTTTATACCCTTACCGGGACCGGATTCGCGACCGGATATACGGTTGAAATCGTTGACGTTGTTGTTGAAACAGACGTGATGTACGAAGGCGCCGAAGCGCTGGACATTACGGTATCGTAAACATTATTCCTTGATGTCGTTTACGGGTTGGGGAGCCACGAGGGGGAAGCGATTTCCCTTTCGTGGTAAACCCAATCTAAAGCGATTTAAAAGGGTAGCCTTTTTTTATAATGTTCGACGATGGCAACATTCAAGGAAGCACAGGAACGAGCGGAAGCGTTAACACCCGAAAAAATATCAAACGATTTCTTCCAATTTGTTCGATCATTGGAGCCGTATTTGGCGCAATTGAACAAAGCTGCGATTTTCATTGATAGTGAAGATATTTTCGGGGACCCGATCGGATTTTATTCACGGGCGACAGAGGTGATTAGTCAGGGAAGAAAAAGGGAGGGTCAGCCGTTTAACCTATTTGAAACCGGGGATTTCCTCGATGGTTTTTTTGCCGAAGTAAAGGACGAAACCATCACGTTCGGGACCAGAGATTCCAAGAAAGAAAAAGTCGAAGAAAACACCTTGTCGAATGACCTTTATGGTTTACGAGACGAGGATTTGAAGAAGGTGATTGACGAAAAGTTATCGCCTTTTTTTAGTGAATATTTTAAACGTGAATTATAAATGACATACGATTCCCTCGATATTATCCCGGCGAAATTATACAACCGAATCGAAATGACCGGGGATGTCCGATTATTGACGGATGACCCAAAGGTCCCGACATATTTTCTGGAGGAACTTTGGTCCATATTGGAAAAGGAGGATTTGCGTATTTCATCCGACAAGGAGGTCGGAAAAACGCTGGATATATCACGACGGGTCGAGGAATTGAATTCACAACTTGAGGGGGTAACGCTTGCCGTTCACGTGTTGAAAAGCGTTGTCGATTGGGATTTAATCGATAAATTGAAGGAGTATCATTACGATTTCAAATTTGAATCAATAGAGGATAAAAGACGGTCACGGCGTCAATACAAAAAAGACCTCGAAAAAATAGAACGTCACGCGAACACAATGGAGGTGAGGATTGGTCGTCTGCGTTCAAAATTGCCGAAAAAAGACGATGACGGTGATTCGGTGACGGTCACGACATTCGACGAAACGATTTTATCGTATTCGGCAGTAGTTGGAACCGGGTTCGTTGACACCAACGCGATCACCCGGACCCAATATCACGCGCTTATCAAAACTGGAAACCAAAAAATGAAAGCGCTCACAACCAATATGAACAACAAAAAGTCTCGCAATGGCAAACGATAAAATCACCCGCAAGGATCAGGTCGATGATAAAATTTTCGACATTGGTAAGGATTACGCGAAATCGATCCAGCCGGCTATCGAAGCAAACGACGACTGGGTTGATTCATTTAAGGCGGTCAAAGCCGTCGCCCTCGAATATTTCAACATCGGGAAAAAATTCAAAGACGCATCCGGTCGGACCGAATTCATAAAACTAAAACAGGAGGAAGCGAAACTCCGAAAACTAAGCGCCGACGCGGTGAAAGCCGAGCAGGACGCATTGAAAAAATCGCAAGAGGTCGCCAATAAACTACTGGACGCCGAAAAAAAATTGCTGGACATCGAAGCCAAAAAACAACGGGCAAAACGAACATCGACCAAATTAAGCGCCGAGGAACGTTTGGAACGTCAGCGCCAAAATAGAGAGGAAAAGGACGAAGCGATCCTTAAATCCAAAACATCAACATTGATTGAAATATTAAACGTCAAGCGACGTCGTGCAGCGACCATTGTTCAAGATTTGGTCGCCAAGAAAAAACTTTACAATAATTTATCCGACGCCGAACAGCGCGAATTGAAGGAATCGACCATCCAATTCAATCGATATGATTTAGCAATCAAAAAGGCGAAGGAAACAACCCGTCAATTTCAGGAAAACGTCGGTAATTATCCGAAGATTTTAAAAATCGGGTTATCATCCATAAAAAGCCTTATCCCGCTGATCGGGGCGGGGCTTAGTTTAAGAGCCGCTTTTGATTTCGGAAAAGAAGCCAGACAATTGGCAATCGAAGCCAAAGGGGTCGATTTTGCGTTCGAGCGAATCCAGAAACGTGGCGAGAACGTCGAAGCGGTATTGTTACGGGTTAAGGAAACCACCCGGGGGACATTGTCGGATTTAGACATCAAGAAATCGATTGTCGAATTTGACAACTTCGGGTTATCATTGCAGGAAATCGACACATTACTCGAATTCGTGACGGTCCGGGCAACACAAACCGGAAAGGGGTTTGAATATTTAAAGGATTCATTGGTCGAGGGTCTTTCCAAGGAATCGAAACTCCGTATTGATAACCTTGGTATTTCGACCGCAGATTTGAACGCCGAACTAAAGAAAACGCCGAATTTCGTTCAAGCGGTGGCAAACATCGCCAAGCGGGAAATCGCCGAAGCTGGCGATATTTTGGATTCCGCGCAAAATTCACAGGCGAGATGGAACGCCGATCTTGAAAATTTCAAGTTATTGGTCGGGAACAGTTTCATCAAAAGGGTTTCTGATTCGATGTATAATTTCGGGTCCGCGATATTACGCGCAATCACCCCAACAAAAGACCTTACGACCGAAATCACCAAGGAACAGGTCGAATTGAACACTTTGGTCAACCGAATCACCGACGTCAATATCGAAAATGACGAACGCGAAAAATTGGTAAGTAAATTGACCGAGGAATATCCGTTTTTCCTAAAACTAATCAAGGAGGAAAAAACCGACAACGAATCACTATCGAACGCACTCCGCGAGGTAAACGATTTGTATATCAAACGAATCGTATTACAAACCCAGCAAGAAAAAATCGATAAATTGATTGAAAAAGCCGGAGCGAAGGCTTTTGAAAACGTGAACCGTCGCATCCAATTAGAAAGGGAACTTGAAAAAATCAACCGGGAACAATTGGGGGACCGCGCCGTTGATCTCACAAACAAATCATTCGAGGAGCGTGTCCGGTTAATCAAAGAACAATTACAACTGACCGCAGAAACAAAAAAGGTAGGAAGTCGTGTCGTTAGAAACGAGGACGCCGTCGCATTGCAAAGGGTTAATACATTGTTGACCATTTACAACGGGGGTCTTCAGGGGTCCGTAAATCTAAATAAGGCGTTAAATGACGAACAAGACCTTTTGGCACAAATCGAGGGGGAAATCGGGATCACATTGGCGCAAATAAACGATTTATTCCAATTAAACACCCAAAGAAAAAACGACAACACCAACGCGACGAAACAATTGACCGAAGCGGAATTAAAAGCTTTGCAAGCGGAAAAACGTCGTTTATTGGATAACAAATTCAAACTCGAATCATTCAATCTTCAACAACGTATCGACGACCTGAAACGATTAGCCGAATCCGAGGAGGAAACGTTTGACGTTCGCCGGGCAGCATTGGAGGAATATTCCCAACTCGAGGAAGAATTGGCTTTTTTGACGGCAAAGAACAAATTTGACGTCGCTAAAAATTTCAGCGACAAAGAAATCGAAGCGTTGTTGACCAAGGGCGAGGTGTCGAAGGATGTTTTGAAAAAGGTCACCGACGAAGAATTACTGATCATTGCCCAATATCAAGCGCAATTAAAAAATATTCAGCGCGAAAGTGATAATTCAGCGACCGATTTGGATGTCGAAGAATTCACCCAAAAGGCAAAAATAAAGGCACTCGCCAAGGAAAAAGCGTTAAATGAAGAATTACGCCTTGAAAACGATTACTTCCTAAAAAGCGAGGGGATATATGCCGGAGCTGAGGACGCGGTTGAATTGCGCGAAAAGCGAATCGCGGAAATAAAAAAGAAATATGCCCTTGAGGCTTTAAATACCCAAGTTGCTGCGGTCGAAGAATTATTGAAATCGGCTGTAAAACGCGCACAATTGGAAGCGGAACTTGCGGACCTAAAATTACAAATATCCAATTTGACGACCGACGCGTTTATCGAAGCCAACGACAAGGAGGTTTTATCGACGCAGGAAAAGGTGGAACAAATCCTCGATATTTCACAACGGCTCGCTCAAGCATTGGTCGAACTTGCCGATTCCATATTCGAGGCTCGAATCCAAAAAATTGACGCCGAAATCGAAGCCAATGACGAAAAAACCCAGCGATATTTGGAAAATGAAAATTTATCCGAGGAACAACGCGCCGAAATCGAAAGGAAGGGGGAGGAACGCCGTCAACAATTGGAAAAGAAAAAGCGCGAGGAACAACGCAAACAAGCGATATTAAATAAAGCAATGGCAATCGTTGACATTGGAATCGCGACCGCGTTGGGGGTGATGCAGGCTTATGCTCAATTGGGACCAATCGCCGGAAATTTTGGGGCTGCGTTGGTGATTGCTTTGGGGGCAATTCAAACCGCAGCTGTTATCGCAAAACCGATTCCGAAATACGCCAAGGGAACCAAAAATCACCCCGGGGGTCTTGCGCTTGTGGGGGAAGAAAGACCCGAGGTAATTACGGAACCGGGCAAAGCGCCGTATGTAGTTGATAAACCGACAATTTTGAATCTTAGGTCCGGGACCAATGTAACACCGTCACTCGACGAATATAAGGACATAATGAGGGAGGCTGCAATTCGCCAAATCGCACGTAATTACAACAATGTTTCAAATTTCGCCGAAAACAATATTTTGAATTTTGACGATTCGGGGATGATCGAGGAATTACGGTTGACCCGAGAAGCAATATTGAAAAACCGTCAAAACATCATTTTGAAAACCGAAAAAACCGACATTCCGTTCGCAATTTTCCGAGCTGGGGTCATAAACTGGGGTAATTAATGGGAATATCAAATCCAACATATCGCGACAGGGTTCGTTTTACATTGTATCACGACGATTATGGGACGTTAAGGATTGACGATCCGGTCGGATGGGATGAGGACGAGAAGGAATACGCCAGAAACACAAAGTATCACGGTATTTTCACGAAATTCTCAAACTCCCTTAAATTCGTTTTAAGCGGTGCTGAATTCATCAACAATGTCCGTGATATTTATGGGGTAAACGCCGAAATCGTATTGACAAAGGACGAAAGACACCCTCAGACGGACATCTGGACCCGCCGTTACGAGGGAATTTTGGATTTGTCTGAATGGGAAAAGGAGGACGGCGAGGTTTCGGTGAAATTTAATTCTTCCGGCTTGGAAAAGGAATTGAAATCCCGCGAAAGCGAGGCTGTCGAAATTGAACGGGAGACAACGATGGACGGGGACACGTTGGACCCATTATCAACAAAAACAGTATATCTGGAAGGGCGACAAATATTCCTTCAATCCGCTTTCGATGTTGGTCCGACAAATAACGAAATAGGGGTTTCGGTTGAATCCAACGCCGGAAATACACGCAATCAAACAGGGGGAATCCCTTTAAGATTAGTTTCAAACAGTCACCAAGAAATTTTACAGTCGGTTTATCCGCAAACAACCGGGAGCGAAAACAACGGGGACCTCGGAATGATGTTCCTTTTTGATTGTGACCGTGACAGAACATTCAATTTCCAATTAAACGGAACTTTAAATGTTAATTTTAGCCAATATGAGAATGTTCAATGGTGTCGATACAAGGTTTGTCTTACGGTTTACAAAGACGGTTTTGATTTCAACTTAAAAAATCGTTATGTAATGCACGAACTAAGGTCCGAAAACCCGCCCGAAACGAACGACATTTCCCAGCTTGTCCTTCCGTCGGATGTTGATTTCCCGGTCAACCCTTTCACGATTAACGGGGTGAATTTTTCGTATTCAAATGAAAACTTTCAAGTTTTGGAGGGCGAAAGTGTCGCGTTGGAGGTTTATTTAAAAGCGGATATGTACCGGGACAACAACGCCGGGGTAAGGGCGAAAGCTAAGGACATCGTGGTTGATTTCACCATCGAGGAGGATAGCTTGACCGAACCATCAACATCAAAGGCGGTTATGGTTCACGAATTGGGGGAAAGATTGGTTAAAATAATGACTGGGCGCGAGGATTGCTTTTATTCCGAAATATTGGGTCGTTCTGACATTGGTTATCCCCAAGACGGGGAGGCTTCTTTGCTTGGGTTGGCTCACGGAATGTGGATTCGTCAATTCGACAAATATCCAATCAATGATGAAAATAAATACAAACCATTTACAACCAAATTCAAGGATTACACCGATTCGCTGGAGGCGATTTGGAACATCGGTCTGGGGATTGAACGCGTTGGTTTTCGTGAACGGGTCCGAATGGAGGATATGAGTTATTTTTACAATAACAACGTCTTGGTGAAACTTGGCAAACAAACCGGAAATCAATTTGAATATATCCAAGTAAAAAAGGTAAAACGATCCTGCGCGAAAGAATATTTGTTCTCGGCAATCGATACCGGATATTCAAAGGGTGGTGAATACGAGGAAGCGATGGGATTGGATGAATACAATGGTAAAGCAAATTTTAACACGGTCATCACCCGGGTAAAAAGCATTTTGACCCAAATAAGTAATTATCGGGCAGATTCGTATGGTTTGGAATTCGCCCGGCGAAAACCAAAATCAGCATATAAAACCGAGGACACTACTTACGACAAGGATGTTTTCTGGATGGATTTAAAACGTTTCGGAAGCATTTTCAAAATGCGCAAATGGCAGGACGATTTCGCACAACAGCCGACCGGGGTTTTTAGTCCCGATACTGCCACAAATTTAAGGCTTTCCCCGGTGAATATGACAATCCGTCGAGGGTGGTTTGTTGCTGCGTCGTTGGTTTCTTATCCGTTGGATTATATCCGTTATGGATCATCAACGGCAAACAGTAATTTGAAAACCCGCCTTATCGGTGGCGATGAATATTCAGAAAACGGCGACGATGAACAAAGAATCATCCAAAACCAAGAATTAAAAAAGGCTCGATTCGTCCCGGAATGGGTGGAATTTGAATTCGAGGTCGATTTTGATATTTCGGAACAATTGGAGGGAACAACGACAATCTTGGGGCGCAAGATTCCCAATAAATACGGGCTTATTGAATTTAAAAACGAAAACGGTGAACTGGAGCGGGGATTTTTATTTAATTTAAAACCCAACAAACAGGGAAAATGGAAATTATTAAAGGCAAACAGATAAAATGGCAACATTCGCACAAATACAACTGACATTTAATTCGGATTTGACCGCCGGAGAATATCTGACATTTTCCTTCGGATTGGGAACCATCACCGAAAACTGGGTCACAAAAAGAATCGCCCCAAATCAGGCGGTCATTGGAACACCGACAGAAATTGACGGCGAACGATCAGCGATTTCATTCGTTGACGCAATCGAACTCGATTACACTTATTTACAAGTGGAAATCACCCGCGCTGATAACGTCGTGACTATTGCTGCAACTGACCCTGAATATCAATTCAGTTTCGATGGTGGTGAACCAGTCGCAGACGTGACCCCGGTTATTGATAACACAACCGAAACCCCATTGACGATTGATTCGATCACGTTCACAACGGCAGACACTGACCCGGATGAAAATGTAAAGGTCAACATCGAAACAAACATCGCAATCGCAAAAATGACATCACCGATCGAAATTGACCCGGTGTCATCAAACCCTTTCGATTTCGACTATCCCCGGGGGACCAAAATAAAACTTGTACTTGAAACATCAGGGGGGCAAATGGTCGAGGAAATTGTGGAATTGCCCTCCGCTTTAACAGCTGCCGGAATATCAATCGAACAAATACAAACACCGGAGGGGACCACGATTGTCGTTTCTTCCGACACGAATACCGAAACGATTCTGGAGTATAGCTTGGACGGGGTCACTTATCAATCATCGTCATCATTTCCCGGACTTCCCGAGGGGGAGCAGACAGTTTATGTACGAGATCAATTTGGGATCGTTAGGACAGTCGATATTGATATTCAATTCGGCGCTGTTTCCCCTTATTTCCAAATTTCAAAATCGAATTCTTTCCGAATGGCTAATCGCATCACTCACGGCGATTGCGGAAACTATAAAAACGAGGAAAATACGTTATCCTGCGAGGAAAATGTCCCGAAACCATACACGGAAATACAACAGTTTCAATCCTGCGATATAATTACAACACAATTTCGGTCGAATTACCCGCAAGTAACAGCAAACGTTCATATCGTGGACGGAAATTCTGTTATTGGGGTGAATGGAATGGAACAAATCACAGAAAACATCGATCGGAAGGATCGCCGGGATTGTTTTAAATTCACATTGCCCGACGGACGCCTTGGGATATATTTCACATCCGGCAATTTATACGATTGGACGACCGGGGTTGATATTGGGGATTATGTTTTAAATGGGGCGCTTCCCGAATGGGGAATCGTTGGGAACTACCTGCATATAAACGGAAGCTGGAAATTGATTCAAAACATTGTTTTTGACGACGACCGTGACGCCAAGGTTTTAGTAGTGAACGACACCGTTCCGGTTTCCGGGGATGTTTTGACGCAGGTAAGGTCACGTTACAACCGCGAGGAATACGAAATTTATGAATTCACCATCGACCTCGTTTCATATTTAGGACAAAAAATTCAAGTTGAAATCCGTAATTTTGACTCATCGGTGAACGGATGGGAAACGATTTCGTACAAATCGGAAATTATCGACGTTCAGGTTCGACACGCCGATACGGTTGAAATTCAATACTGGGG